TACTGTTTGAAACACCCCTGACTTTCCTAGTAGAAACTGACCTAGTTTTGTCTCTTTGAACTTCTTTTTGTTTTTCTTTTCTTGGCTCATACTGTTTGTACTTTGTTAAACCTGTAATATCATCTTTGTATGCCTCTAGTATTTGTTTTCTATTCCTACCTTCTCTGTAGGCAACATGAACCCAACTAGGACAATCTTCACCATGCTCCCATATTAGTGTATCAAACTCTAAATTATCTTTAATATAATTAAATACTTCTTTATTAGATACTTTAGTAAAATCCATATCTATGTCAAGTGCTTGTCCTGACATGTGCATACTAGCTTTACTAGCACCTCTAAGAGCATTATTTAATGCTTGTGATCTATAACCACTAGAAATGTACACTGGACATTCAAAATGGTCTCTAATTGGCTGAAACACTTTCTCAGCTATAACTTTAAGATTATCTTTATGTTCTTTTGTAGGAGTGTTATCTATGCCTAATCTCTTTGCTGTATCTGATCTTACTACTTCAGCTAATGATAAATTCTTACTTAATTTCATCTATCACATTTTAATCTTACTAAGCCACTTATTCCATGCAGTAGCTACCATGTTGTTGAAAGTTTCTAATTTGTTTGCTAAATATCTTAATATTCTAACCATGTTATTTCTTTTTTTGACTTTTTAGTAATTGATTAATTTTTATTATTGTATAAACTATTGTTGCTAGTATCAAAAGAGTTTGAAGACCTTCATTAATTTCTGCTATTGTAATTATGTAAACAAAAACTCCTAATAATGTTGGCTCCCAATTCATGTTATTTTTTTATTTAATTTATTATGTTGTCCATTGTTTAGAACCACTTGATACATAGTTAAAAGCTCCATTACCTGAAACTATACTTGTAACACTATTGCTAGTAGGAATTGTACTATAATTATTGTAAGTTGTATAACTACCTCCTGTTCCTGGATTACTAATAGTTCCTGACCATGATTTACCTTCTATTGTTCCCCAAGATGTATTAAAATTACTATGTCTTACTGAAGCTTTAGCAGGACAACCATTTGGATGATCAAACCCTGTAGCTCTTAAATATAAATAATATCTATTTTGTACACTTACTCCTGATCTATCTGCACTATAAGTTCTTCCATAAAAATTGTTACTATTCCATGCATCTATTGGTCCTACTTGATTCCAAGAAACTGCATGTGCATTAGTCCATCCATAATATGTGTGATTATATTGAAAATAATATTGACCTTGTGTTTGTGATTCATTAATACATTCATATTGATATCTAACATCACTAGTTGAACTTCCTTGATATACAGTATAATTTAAAGTTGTTAGAGTATTTTGGTCTTTTCTTGATGATGCTGCTTGAGTAAATCTAGCAGGTGATACTGTATCATTTAAAACTGCCCACACTCTATAAGTAGTTCCATTAGTTAAACCAGTAAAATTTTTACTAAAAGTACCTGATGTTGAACTTGTATTACCTACACTATAAAATGTATTATTTGTCATAGTTGCTGATGTACCAAGATAAAACCCTCTTTGAATTGTACCACCACTTGGATTACTAAAAGTTGGAGATGTAATTGTCATACTAGTTTCACCAACACTTGATGATGATGGAGTACCAGTTATTGTAGGCTGAATATAACTTACATATCCATAAAACTCTGACATTTGGTCTGGTGGAGTGTCAAATCCTGCTGAATCTGCAAGAGTTCCTAATGAAACATTATCACCTGTAGCTGATCCATCAACTTCTAATGCTATATCAGCTCTCAATCTTAATTGACCACTTGAAGGAACTGCCATATTATATATCTTTTAAATTTTCAAACCCTTTTTTTGATTTTAAAAAATCATAACAATACTGAATAATATTTTTACCATCTAAAGATAAATCCTCAATTATAATTTCTTCATCAATATCTTTTTCTTTTATTGGATTATAAAAATAATCTAACCTATCATTTATTGATGCATATATATTATATCTAAAATGCAGTCTATATCCATCTTTAGTTTCACCTCTTTCAGCACCTATAAATTCAAATGTATTTCCATTATCATCATACATTTCTGATATTCTTTGATGTTCATTAACATGTATTGCTGACATATTTATCAAAACATACACATCTGTAAAAGATTCTTCAATATAATCTTCATAATTAGGCTCTTGTATTATTTCTGTAGTTCCTTCTTTATCTTTATCTTCATGCCCATCAGGATAAACACCATGTGTTACTTCCACATCTGTATAAGTTCCATCATGTTTTGTATTCCATAAATCTAAATTACCTTGTAGTGCCATATTTAATTATTTTTTACAATTATTACATTTATCACTTAATTCTTTAACAGCTTCAATTAATAGTCCAATAAGACCATTATAATCTACTGCTTTAAAACTATCTTCATTTTTAAGGCTATCAACCTCTCTTACAAGTTCAGGCATTACTTTCTCTAGCTCTTGTGCTATAATACCACCTGATCTTTTATCTTCTCTATCAATCCAATCAAATGTTACACCTCTTAACTTGTCTAACTTTTCTAATGGATTATCAATTACCTTAACATTTTCTTTTAATCTTTCATCAGAAGGTGTGGTAGTTGAATATGCAATTACATCTCCATCTGCATGGAAATCACCATCTGCTTCAAATCTAAACTCATTAGAACCATTAATGTAAAGGTCTATTTGAGTGTTATCAGTAAACTCCATATAGTCTGTAGAATCAAGACCAATGTACTGTACATTTCTAAGATCTGTATCAACTTTAGCTGCTGTTACAGCTCCTGCTGCAATCATATCTGTAGCTATTTGTACCTCTGCAATAGTTCCTGCTGCTGTACCACCCAGTACTCTGTTAGCAGTTACTAAGTCTTGCATCTTGTCATAAGTTACTGCATCACTTGCAATAGTTAAGGCAACTGATCCAGTTACATCACCTGTATGAGTTTGGTTATATAGATTTGTAGAACCCTCTGTTAGATCATCTGATGTTTTTGCACTTAACCTTGTGTCAAATCTTGCATCTGTATAGTATAAGTTTGTACCCTCTGCTAAGTCTGTAGTAGATTTTGTAGCTAATCTAGTGTCAAAATCACTGTTTCCTCTTGCTGTTGTATAGTAAAGATTTGTACTTCCTTCAGTTAAATTGTCTGTAGTAGAACTTGATTCATCTAATAATGTAATCCAATTACCTGCATGTGCAAAATATCCTTTTCCAGTAGCATGTACATGAGCAAACATTCCATGATAACTTGATGCACTTGGTAAATCACCAACAGTACTAAATACATTTGCATAGTAAATTTTACCAGTTGTTGTAATGTTGTAAGAACCTCCTGCTAAGTTACCTCCTAATGCAGGTGATGTATCTTCTGATACTGCATTTATTGAAACTGCTTGAACCCTAGCATCAGTATAATAAAGATTTGTGTTCTCTGTTATTGCTGATGTGTTTAAAGTTATGTCTGCTGATCCATCAAATGCAACTCCTGATATATTTCTTGAAGTTGAAAGAGTATCTGCTGATGTAGCTGCAATTCCTAAACCATCAATTTCAGATTTAGTAGGTCCAGTGTAAGTGAATACACCATTAGTGTTATTATATGCTAAACTACCAATACCTGAAGTAGCTGCACTAAAGTCAGATAACCCAATTCCACTTGCAGTTGAATTTATTGTTAGTGTACCTGCATTGTCATCATAAACAACTCCAATACCTGAACCTCCTTGAATTAAATTGTTACCAACTTGATCATCTACTCTTTCATTAGTGAAATAAAGATTAGAACCTTCAGGTAAACTTGTTGTGCTAACTTGATTAGCTCCAGTTCCAAAGTCAATTAAGGTATCATCTATAGAATCTGCTGCTAAACTTACAGCTCCACTTGATACACTAAAATGGTCAGATGAGAAACTAGCAACTCCTTTTGCACTTGTAGTTGCATCATCCCCTGCTACTGTCAAGTTTGGATATGTGCCTCCTGAAGTCAATCCATTAGATGCAGTTACTGCTACAGTTTGGTCAGGTGCTGTGTTAGCTATGGTAAGTGTATTTGCAACATCATCATAAGTTGATGAAATTCCTGTTGAAGCCACTACTAAACTAGCTACTCTATCATCTACTCTCTCATCTGTAAAATACTTATTTGTTGTCCCTTCACTTAAATCATCAGTATCTTTACTTGATAAATCTAAATTAGATCCTACTTGTAATGCTATTCTTGCATCTGCCCTTGAATCAGTGTAGTAAAGGTTTGTCCCCTCACTTAAATCTGTTGTTGATTTACCTGCTAAAGCACTGTCAAACCTAGCTGAAGTATAGTATAAATTTGTGCCTTCTGATAAATCACTTGTTGATTTGCTAGATAAGTCAAGATTTGCACCTGTTTGTAGGTTTACCCTTGCATCTGCTCTAGCATCTGAAAAATATAAATTTGTTGAACCTTCTGATATGTCATCAGTATCATGATTACTTACATCTGAAACCTGTCCTGTAACATTACCAGTAACATTACCAGTTATATTTCCTGTAACATCTCCAGTTAAGTCACCAGTAACATTTCCAGTTAATGCACCTGCTAATGAAGTTGCACTTAATGATGTTAATCCTGAGATTGCTGATGCTAATCCTATTGTTAAAGTGTTTCCACTTCCTGCTGTTGTAACCTCATTAGATGTCCCTGCAATATTAAAGACCTCACTATCTAAATCTATTGATTGCTGACCTCCACTATCTCCTTGATAGTCTAAATCAGATGCTGTTACTTGTGCATCAACATATGCTTTTATTGATTGTTGAGTTGCAAGTGCTGTTGCACTATCTGAACTCATATTATCTTCATCTAGAATATCTGTCATTGTAAGAGTACCATCTGATAAAGATCCAAAAGTTAAAGTTCCTGATACAGTTGTATTACCACTAATATTTCCTGTTAGAGTTCCTGTTAGGTCTCCAACCAATGAATTAGCTGTAATTGTACCTGTAGCTGTAAGATCTCCTGTATTGTTAAGACTTATACCAGTCTCTGTCCCTAAACCATCAGAAATCACCTTTAAACTAGATGATAATCCATCATTATCACCAACTTTTAGAAGTGAATCATAACTAGATGCTATAGATATCCCTGTTAAACTACTTGCCATTTTTGTTTGTTTTTAATTTATTATTAATATACTTCATTAACTTTATAATGTTTTTTTGCTTAGGTTTATATATTTTCATAGTACCCAACCTTGAAAAGTAGGTTCATCTCTATCAGGATAAATATCATCATTTGTGTTTGATGTATACTCAGGATAGCTACTTTGATTAAAATCCATGAACTGTATAAATCTTCTTGTAAAGTATTCAGCTAAACTTCTTTCTTTTTCAACTAAATAATCCACTTCATTCTTGTCTACTGTCTCTGCATTTTCAGAAACATGCTTATATATTCCCCCTTGTTTTATTTGATATGCTGCAAAAGGTAAATAATCAACCATAGCATAATGAATTAGCATAGGCTGTACATACTCAACTAATAAAGTTTCATAAACAGTGCCTGAAATTGTGCTTGTGTTTATTAGTTCAGTTATTTTTTCATACAAATCTGTACCTAAATAGTTTTGTACATGTATCTGTTGTGCTAGTTTTACAAAGTGCATTAGTTTGTCAGCCTGAACATTACCATCTATTATGGTGTTCTTTACTAAATCATCTCTATTTATAAATAATACTGTTGCTGCCATTTTTACTTGTTTATAAATCCATTGTTTTTCATGTCTCTAGGTTTTTCTGCTACCTTTTTAGGATTCTTTTCAGGAGTAAATCCTATTGTTGCAGCTTCTGCCTCTGTAACTTTTTTATCATTTGTTAAACCTTTGTTTGGCAAAAACTCTCCTTGTGCATTTCTTTTTCTAAAGTATACTACTCTAGTCCATTCATGTCCACAATTACCTCCACCTTTATAAAGCCATATAGAATAAGTTTGATTAGCTCCTTTTGGTCCCCATCCAGCATTTACAGGCTCATTATCCATTGCTATTATATCTTCTTTTCTATATATCTTTTTAGCTTTAATCATGGCTCTACAAAATGGTCTAGTGTTCTTTTGCACTTTTCCTGTATATTTATATCTTACTTTAAATAATCCTGCATCTTGTTCACTTTTACTTGCAGGTTTAGCTGATCCTGTACTTGTTAGTTTTAACATTGCATTTTGCTTGTCATCTAACTCATAATTCACACCTTCTTCTGATAAAATATCCCACTGATCTAAATCTTCATCCTCACCTAAGTCAATTAATATCTTTGCAACATCTTTTGTAAGATGGTCATTAGGTCTATATATTTTTGCAGAATTTTTAAGAGATAACTTTTGACCTGTTTCCTCTTCTCTTGTTTCTTTATCAGCTACATTCTTTAAGTCTGTAAATTCTAAAGGCTGTAATGTTTTAAAGTATAGCTTTAATGATATGTCATTGTAAGTTAGTATTTTGTTAAAAGCAGTTATCATTAAATTTTGGTATGGTCTAATTACCATGTTATCCATAAGTATAGATGCCTTTTCTAATTCATCTGCATTGTTACCTAATCCTGTATTATTCTTAACACCTAATAGCATTGGTGATACAATTCTATGTGCTACTAATATCTTTTCTTGAGATTCTGTAGATAAAAACTGATATTGTTGGTGTGCATCAGATAACTGTATTGGCTCTATTGTAGCTTGACTATCTGTATTGTCATTAAATGATAGTATAAATTTACCTGCATTACTTGAACCACTAAACTTTTGTGATATTTTTTGCTCTATAATAGATCTTTCTTCTTCATTAGGTATTCCATTATTCATGTTTATAATCATTGAAGGACTTAATCCATTCTTTATGTTATTCATGTGGAAGTTACTTATCTCACCTTCTAGTTCTGCATACTGTAATCCACCAGTATAAGCAGGAGGACTATAATAATAATAACCTGACTTGTAAGGCTTTATAAATAATATCTCTCTAGCTTCATTAGATGTACCAAAAGCAGGTATTCTAGTAGGACTAGAGCTTGTTTTATATTCTGTCCAATCAGGAAAGTAATAATATCCTTCTATTTCACCACTTTCCCCTGTCTTTTCAGCTCTTAATGTCTCTACTGGTATGTGTTCTATTTGTACAATCTTCTTCCTACCTTTACCATAGATAATTTGCATTGCAGCTCCACCCATTAAATAATAGTCATAGATTACTTTTCTAATCACATCTTCCTTTAGTAGGCTTATCATTTGTGCATACTGATCAGGCTTTTTATCTGAATCTGTAGCATCAAGTCCTTTACCAAATATCATTTCACTTATTCCATTAATACATGCATGATTAGTTGGAGAACCATTATATATATCAATTAGATATTGATAATAGTTGTTATCCTCACCATACATTACAAAATCCTTTCTTGGATCTTCTATAATTTTAGGAGAAGTATAAGCTGCTAACTCTACTACTCTAATATCACCTTCAAATTTTGGTTTTCTATGTTGTCTACTCATTGTTATCCATTATATACTTTGTATGTGTTATCACCTGATGTGCTATATACATACTCATCTTTTATTACATCATAATATTCTTGTGATCTTTGTGATATTGTCTGATTAGTACAGAATATTCTATCATTATAAATCACTTCACTAACTGGCTGCCTTACAGAATCCCAATTACCACCTGTTTGATTCCATGAATCTTGGGCTGTTTGCCATGTTGAACCTACTGGTGTAGTTCCTTCATCCCAGTTTATATTTATGTTATTCCAAAATAATACTACATCATCCCAGTTTGAACCTAATGATGATATATTAACTTCATAAAACTTTCCTTCTTCTAATGTAAGTGCTACTGTTATTGCTCCTAAGTTGCTTAACTTATTAATTGCAATTGTTTCTGTTTGTACTAATCCAGTTTCTTCATCTGTTACATTTAAAGTACCTGTAATTGAATATTTTCTAGGTATAAATGTAAAAGTCTGAGCTGATGTAGCAGTACTTAGATATATCATACTTATATAATACTGTTTTAGTTATTTTTTATAAAGTGTAAAGTTTTTTATATAAAAAAAGAGGACCTTAGTCCCCTTTAATTAGAAAAACACTTAACTATTATGATGTAGGAAAAGTACTTATTTGTGTACCACTAGCATCTGCAGTTACTAATGCAGGTGTGATAAATGATGGTGGTGCAGTTTCTAATGCTTCAAATGATAAATTAAATCCATTAAAATCTCCCATATTAGCTCCAACAGTAAAATTACCTGTAGTAAGCTCTGCTCCATTCACCTTACCAACTACTAAATAGTTATCATCTGCATCAACCACTACAATGTGTGGTCTACCAACAGCTAACAACTTAATTTCTTCACTTGTAGCTCTATCATAATATTGTAGTTGTAGTGTTAATGTTTGTGTGTAGAAAGTTGTACCATTTTCTCTTGATGAAGTAACAACAGTATCTAAGTTAGTAGTTCCTCTCACATCAAATTGGTAAAATGTAGGTGATCCTGCAATAGCAGTAATGTTTCCTGCTGATTCAGTAATATCCCCTAAAGTTCCAAAGTCTGCAAAATAAACTGTTTTTATAGATCCTGATTTATTTCTACAAGGTACAATTCTACCTGATGTTAAATTACAACTCATATATTTATTTTTTTTAGTATTAGGAGGCTTTTACACCTCCTTTATACTTGATTATTAACTTCAACTAACTGATTATCAGTTTATTATGTATAGAATACAATCTCTTGTGGAACTCCATATTGGATTCCATATGCAAATCTAGAAACAAATCTTGCATTTTGATCACCTAAAGTATCTGCTGTATCAATTACTTTTACAGTGTTCATATCATCAACTAAATTTGTACCAAAGTACAGGTTAGATGACTGTGCTAATGCAGCAGTGTTAGCAGATAAACCATTTGCTAAGAATAAAGGTATACCATCAAATGTTAATGGTGTATTTTTATCATACCACATGTTTACTCTGTTTTCATAACCACCACCTTGTGCAG